GTTCGGCCTGCCGCCGCTGGCTGAGCTGTGCGAAGAATTGAAAGACTTGGATGGCGCGAAGTGGGCGCGCGAACACGCGCACATCGCGTGCCGATCCTGCGGCGTTGAATTCGACGAAGGCCGAAAGCGCGAGCTGAGCGCGCAGGCGCTGTGGGTTCCGTCAGGATGCCGGATCGAGGATGGTGAGATTGTTGGCGATGCCCCCGACTCGGGCATCGCGAGCTATCACATCCCGTGTGTCGCCGCGGCCTATCAGTCATGGGTTGCGATCCTGACGAAGTACGCGACGGCGATTCAAGATTTCAACCGGACGGCCGATGAGGTCGAGATCAAATCGACCGTGAACCTTGACCAGGGCCGCGCCTACTTGCCGATGCGAGTTGGTCGCCGGTCCGATGTTGGCGCCGTTGAATCGCGCCGGTCGGATCTCCGCCAAGGCACCGTCCCGCGCGGCGTCCGATTCCTGACGGCGCAGGTCGACGTGCAAGCCGGCACGCGCCGCGGGTTCGTTGTCCAGGTCGTCGGCTGGGGCGCGCATCGCGAGCATTGGATCGTCGATCGGTACGCGCTCAAGTCCAGTGTTCGCATGGACGCAGACGGGCACCCGCTGCCGATCGACCCGGCCGGCTACGTAGAGGATTGGGGAAGACTCACCGAAAAGTGTATCGACAGGCGTTATCCGCTTGACGATGGCACGGGCCGCACCATGGGTATCAGGCTCACCGTCTGCGACTCGGGCGGCGAGGATGGCGTCACGAAGCGCGGCTATGACTACTGGCGCCAACTGAACCGCGATGGCAAGGGCGGCAAGTTCAGGCTGGTCAAGGGGCGCGACTCCGGGCCATCGATGATCGAGGCGTTTCCAGAATCGCGCGGCAAGGCTGGCGCAACTGGTGACGTTCCGGTGCTGATGTTGAACACGGACGCGCTGAAAGACGTTCTCGCCAACGATCTCGCGCGCACCGCGCCGGGTCCGGGGTACTGGCACATCCCAGCGTGGATGGATGCCGGCAACGTGCGCGAGCTGACGGCGGAAGTCAGGACGAACAAGGGCTGGCGCAAGGCGACGGCCAAGGCCAAGAACGAATCCGTAGACCTGTGCGTGTACGGCGAAGGCGCCTACGCACGATTGCAGGGCGACCGCATCGACTGGCGATCGCCGCCGTTGTGGGCGGCCGAGTGGGATTCAAACAGCGAGGTGTCGGCAGCCGGCGCGGATGCGCCGAAGCCGATCGCTCGCCGTCCGCTGCGCGCGTCGCGCAGTTCGTACATGCAAGGCTAACCAATGGCAACGCTCGCAACCCTGCAAACGTGGCTATCAGAAGCCGAGATCGCGCGCCACAAGCTGCGCACCGGATCCCTGCGCGTCTCGTTTTCGCACGGTCAGCGATCGATGACGTTTGCCGCAGCCAATGCCGCCGAGCTTGACGCCTACATCGCAGACCTGACGCAGCAAATCACCGTAGCGCAAGGCGGCTCGAGCAAGCGCCGCGTGTTTCGGATCATGCAGACGGGCACGGGGTACTGATGACCGACACCACGCCAACGCCGGCCACGCCAGCCTATCAGGCGAGCGGTACTGGTCGACGCATCCGCACATGGCGACCGCCGAACAGCGGGCCGAACCATGGCGGCAGCATGGATCAGGTCGTTACCCGCGTTCGCGATCTGGTGCGCAACAACCCGTGGGCCGGCGCTGCGATCGATCGCTATGTCAGCAACGCTATCGCAACCGGGATTCAGGCGAAGGCTGTCAACGGAACGACAGAGGAAAAGGCCGCGGTCGACGCCACGCACAAGGCATGGGCGCTGCAGGCTGACGCTGACGGCGTGCTGACGTTTGAGGCCATGCAGGCGCTGGCGTCGCGCGAGTGGAAAGAGGCCGGCGAGGTGTTCGTCCGCCTGCGCACTCGGCGCCCGGAAGACGGCCTGGCCGTCCCGCTGCAGTTGCAGATGATCGAGTCCGAGCAATGCCCGCGGAGCTACTACGCGACGGCAAGCAACGGAAACGTGATCCGCGAGGGCATCGAACTCAGCCCGATTGGCAAGCGCGTCGCCTACTGGATGTACGGCGCGCACCCCGGCGACACGTTCACGGGGAACATTGACGCGACGCAGCTCCGGCGCATCCCTGCCGATCAGATCATTCATCTGTTCCGCCCGTTGCGTGCCGGCCAGTTGCGCGGCGTTCCGGACTTGGCCGGCGTCGCTGCTCACGCCTACAACCTGGACCGCATCAACGACAGCACGATTGAGCGCGTCAAGGTCGGCAACCTGTTCGCTGGATTCTTGAAGCGCACGAAGGGCGGCAGCGATACCGTTCTTGGCGAAACGCAAGTCGACACCGACACCGACGACACCCCGATTGCCGGCCTTGAGCCTGGCACGATGGTGGAACTGCCGGATGGTGTGGAGCCGGTATTCAGCGACCCGCCGAATGCTGGCAGCGATTATCCGCAGTTCATGCGTTTCAATCTGCTGGCCTTCGCGGCTCGCGTCGGTGTTCCCTACGAAGTGCTGACCGGCGACCTGGCGAACGTCAGCGACCGCGCGCTGAAACTGATCTTGCTGGAGTTCCACCGGCTCATCGAGATGGACCTGTGGCTTTACATGATTCCGCAGTTCTGCCAGCGCATCCGCAATGCGTGGTGGGACGCTGCTGTGCTCGCTGGCGCACTCATCGCGCCTGACTACGCAACGCGCGCAGGCTGGTATCGCGAGACGCTTTGGATGCCCGAGGGCTGGCCTTATTCGCACCCGGTGCAGGACGTGACCGCCGATGAGAAGGCAATTGCTGCCGGCCTGACGAGCCGCACCAAGTTGGTGTTGCGTCGCGGCGAAGATCCGGCAGAAATCGACGCCGAACAAGCGGCGGACAACGCTCGGGCCGATGCGCTCAAGTTGGTCTACACATCAGACGGCCGCGTTGCGTCGGGCGCTCCCGCGCCGATGCAGGTCACTACTCAGGAGCCGTAATGGCAAACAATCTAGGGATTCTCGCCCGACTGTTCGGGCGGGCGCAGCAGCCTGCGCCTATCGTTTCGGCGCTGTTCGCAAACGCCATCGGCCAGCCGCTGCTGGTGCACCCGCAGATGGGCGAGCAACTGATCGGCGGATATCTGCACGGCGCCGTTGACGCGCGCCCACCGCTGCTGACGGTCGGCGAACTGGCGCCGGAGTACAAGGACGCGGCGACCGGCGTAGTCACGCAGGGCCGCTCCGTCGCCGTGCTGAACGTGTCCGGCGCGCTGGTGAATCGGTTCGAGGGTGGTATGTGCGAACCCGGCCCGCTGAGCTATGAGGAACTGACGGCCGCGTACAACTCGGCGCTTTCTGATGATCGGTTCGAGGCAATCGTTTTGCGGCTCGAAACGCCGGGCGGAATGGCGTCTGGCCTGTTCGACTATGCCGACCGCATCAACGCCACCAACGCCAAGAGCGGCGGCGCGAAGCGCGTCATCGCCTGCATTGACGACTACGCCTATTCGGCCGGCTACGGCATTGCTGCTGCGTGCGATGAAATCTGGATCACCCGCACGGGCGGCGCCGGCTCCGTTGGCGTCATCGCCTATCACTACGATCAGAGCGGCTATGACGCAAAGATCGGATTGAAGGTGACGCCGGTATTCAGTGGCGAGCACAAAGCCGACATGAGCCCGCACGCGCCGCTTGGCGACAGCACGCGCGAATGGTTGCAGGGTCGCATGGATTCCATGCGCGGCATGTTCGCCGAGTCGGTCGCGAAGTATCGCGGCATGGATGTTGCGGCCGTGCTGGCAACAGAGGCGCAGGTCTACCAAGGCGCCGAGGCTATCGCTATCGGTTTCGCGGATCGGCTCGGGACGTTTGCCGACTTGATGCGCGAACTAGCGGATGGCTCCGAGGATGTGAGCGATGATGCGGCGGGGCTCCGGCAAGTCGAGTCGTTGAAGCCCGGCGATAAACTGACGATCAGCATCGGCGGACTTCCATCGGCCAGCGCCGAATGGGACAAGGCCGTGGCAGAAATTGCGGCCGCACTATCCGCAGAAGACCTTGCCAAGATGGCTCGCGCCGAAGTCGCCGACGCACTGAGCGCGGCAGGTCTTCCGCCACCGCTGCTGGCCGCGCTGCTGTCGCCAGCCGCCAACGTCACACCCGACACCGCGGCCGCGCGCATCGCGCACGCTAAGGCGCTTGCTGACATCTGCGCCGCCGCTGGTTTGCCCGATGTGGCCGCGGACTACGCAACCAAGAACACCGATCTCGAAACCGCCCGCGCGCAGCTCATTGCTGTGAAGGCTGAGGACGGGCCGGAGATTGTCACCGCACACCCCGCCAAGTCGGCAGGGAGTCCGCTGCGCGCAGCAGCGATCTACGAAGAGCGCCGCAAGGCAACGGAGTAATCGATATGACCACTTTCACCGAAGGTTTCCAAAACCTTGAGTTCCTGTTGAGCGAGGGCCCGGCGGATCGCTCGCGAGAGTCCGGCGTTCTGCTGACCGGAAACGATCTCATCTCCGGCGCTGTGCTGGGCAAGATCACCAAGGCACAGGCAGCCGCGCCGATTCCGACCATTGTCGGCACTGGCACGGGCCTGATGTCGGCGCTGACGTTTGGCCCCGATGCGCAAACCGGCAGCTACGTCATCACCCTGACCGCAACCAGCGCAACTGCCGCGTTCAGCGTCACCGCGCCGGATGGCACCGTGTTGCCGACTGGCAACGTGGCGACCGCCTACGCCAGCACGCATCTTTCGTTCTTGATCGCCAACGGCGGCACGATGACCACGGGCGACGTGTTCACCGTCGTTGTCACGGCTGGCGGGACCCCGGTGCTTGTCGGCACCGGCACTGGCGTGGTTTCGGCTTTCTCGCTCGGTCCGGATGCGCAGAACGGCGCCTACCGCGTGCAGTTGCTGGCGACTTCGGCAACGGGTGAATTCGAGGTCATCGCGCCCGATGGCAGCAAGCTCAAGCGCGGGCAGGTCGCCACGGCCTACGCCAGTTCGCACATCAACTTCACGCTGGCCAACGGCGGCACGATGACCAGCGGCGATTACTTCGTGCTGATCGTCGCCAAGGGCTCGCAGAAGTACACCGCAGTGGCCCCGACGACCTACGACGGTCGCCACGTCGCGTCCGCGATCCTGGCCTACGCCACCGACGCCACCGACGCCGACCAGGACGTCACGGTGCTCGCCCGTAGTTGCACCGTCAAATCCGCGTGCCTCACCTGGCCGGCCAGCGTCACGACGGCGCAGAAGGCAACCGCAACCAACCAACTGGCAGCCGCCGGAATTTTGCTCCGGTAACAGCCGGCGGGTAGTCCCGCCAACAACCCGCCATCAGAAAGGCCCGCCAACCGCGGGCCTTTCGCGTTTCTGGAGAATCAAAAATGTCCGTCTGGGATATCGTAAATCAAGACCCGTTCAACACCAGCACTCTCACGCTGGCCATGATCAAGCAGCAGCACGTCCCGATGGGACTGACTGCCGCCGGCATCTTCGAGGAGGCCGGCGTCATCGGCGTGGATGCGCTGATCGAGGAACTTCAGGAGATCGTCAGTCAGATTCCGGTCAAGCCGCGCGGCGCTCCGGGTGATGTGGTCACGAGCGACAAGCGCAAGCTCCGTTCGATCCTGATTCCGCACCTTCCGCAGCAGGGCGCCATCACTGCCGACGAGATCCGTACGCTTCGCCAGTTCGGCAGCGAGACGCTGAACGAGACGATTCAGTCTCGCGCCAATGCGCAGATGATGAAGATGCGAAAGAAGATCGACTACACCATCGAGGCGCATCGCGTCGTGGCGCTCAAGGGCGGCTTCATTGACCGCAACGGCGACAACTCCAGCGCGTTCACGTTCTTCGGTGTCAGCGCACCGACGCCGATCAGCCTTGCGCTGAGCACTGCCGCGACCGCTCTGCGCAAGCTGTGCAGCGACATCATCACCGCGGTGGAGGATGCGCTCGGCGGCAACGCCTACAGCGAGATCAACGTCCAGTGCGACCCGACGTTGTGGGGCTTGCTGATCGATCACCCGGCCGTGAAGGAGACGTATCTCGGCTATGTCGGCGCCGCTGAGCGTGCCGGGCAGATCATGCAGAGCTTCGTGTTCGGCGCGATCCGCTGGCACCGCTACCGCGGCGACTCGTCCGTGA